CAAATGATATTGTTGGGGTCTCCCTTATATTTCTTCGGGTACTCAGGTTTATAACGACTCTTTATGCTTTCTGCCATTATACATAATATATCGGTAGAAATATTTATAGATGTCAGTTATAACTGATCTTATAGGACCTCGATCAGGTGCCCCAACACAACCACTAAATGTTCAACCACATCAACCACCAGGAACTCCTCAAGCTCCTGGTGGAAATCAATCTGGGGATCGGCAAGTAGAGAATGGTAATGGTCAATCTTCTAGGGGCAATTCCTCTGGAGCTCCAAAACCTAGACCAGTTAAAATGTTTGAGGTTAAGGAGAAACTACTTCGTCCTGCATTAACATCTAATTTTCAATGTTGGTTTAATCCACCTCCAGCAGTTAGAGAAAAAGCCGGACAATATTATGGTAATGGAGAATTAATTTCTTTATTATGTTCCGAAGCATCTTTACCAGGTTCTTCATTGGCTACGAATGAAATCAATGATGATCATACTGGTGTTACTGAAAGATTTGCATATAGAAAACAGTATGATGATAGAGCAGATTTTACATTTTATGTCGATCACGCAAGGCAGAATGGGAGTTATAATTTAATCTTATTTTTTGAAGAATGGATGAGACATGTGGTAAATGAGACAGCAACAGCTGAGGATCCTAATTATTATTATCGAGTAAACTTTCCGGATGACTATAGATCTGAAGCAATTTACATAAACAAGTTTGAAAGAGATTTTGTCGGTGGATATTTGGAATATAAGTTCTTAAAAGCATATCCGATTAGTGTTGCATCTATGCCAGTTTCTTATGATTCTTCGGAACTTTTGAAATGTACAGTTTCTTTTACATATACGAGATATGTTTTAAGAAGGCAAGAGAATATACTAACAAATTCCGAAATTGAAAAGTTTACCAGTAATGCGTTTGATTCTGCGACGAAGGCTATTGGTGATGTTGCTTCTCAACTTGGATCTGATATTGCTCAGGAATTTATTAATAAATCCAGTGGAGCAATAACTAATACTCCTCCCAGACGTTCTCAAACAGTATCTCAGCAGCAAATAAGAAATAGAAGAGTGGGTCTTTAAATCTTCTCTAAATAATCACACTGAAACTTCTATAGGACATTATGCCTTTACCTAAGATTTCTACACCAACTTATGAACTTGAGTTGCCATCTACAAGTCAAAAAATTAAATATAGACCATTTCTTGTAAGAGAAGAAAAGCTTTTAGTTATTGCATTAGAATCGGAAGATACAAAACAGATCACAACTGCAATCAAAACAGTTATTAAAAATTGTATTGAAACAAAGGGAGTCAAAGTAGAATTGCTTCCTACATTTGATATTGAATACCTCTTCCTCAATATTCGCGGTAAGTCGGTTGGAGAAGAAATTGAAGTCAATATTATTTGTCCAGATGATGAGGAGACAGCAGTTTCTGTAAAGATTGATGTTGATTTAATTCAAGTTCAAAAAAATTCAAAGCATAATAATAAAATTAAACTTGATGATTCTATTGTGATGGAAATGAAATATCCATCACTTGATCAATTTATCAAGAGTAATTTTGATTTTACTGAAAATAATACTATGGACCAATCTTTTGAATTAATTGCATCGTGTATTGATAAAATTTACACTGAAGAAGAAGTGTGGGCATCGGGTGATGTTACTAAAAAAGAACTTCTTGAATTCTTAGAGCAGATGAACTCTTCTCAGTTTAAAGAAATTGAGAAGTTCTTTGAAACGATGCCTAAATTATCTCATACTATTAAAGTTAAGAATCCAAATACTGAAGTTGAGAGTGAAGTGACATTGGAGGGACTCTCAAGTTTTTTCGCATAGGGATGTCCCATATGGATCTTGAGAACTACTTTAAACTCAATTTTGCGTTAATGCAGTATCATAAATATTCATTAACGGAGATTGAGAATATGATGCCTTGGGAGAGGGACATTTACGTTACTCTCCTCAAGAATCACTTAGATGAAGAAGAACTCAAACAAAAGACGGGATAAAATGAACTCAGTATCAGAAAAAATTGATGAAAGAATTCTGAGGCTACTGGGTCTTGATGATGTTTTTGACCTTGACTATGATACCTATATGACCCTCCTTAAGGAGGCAATCGTAGTCGGTAGAGATAAAATACCACAAGAAGAACTTGCTTTACTGGCAAATGAAAGAAAAAGAATAAGAGGAAAAAAGGGTAGATTCAAACCAAAGAGAGAAAAGATAACTGCGGATAAAGTTGCCACAACCAAATTTTTAAAACCAACCAAAAAAACTTTAGCACTTCCCGCATCAATATCATTAACCAATATACAGCAAAATTTAGGTGGTGTTGGGAAACCTTTACAATCTATTGCAAAAACTCTTGGTGCAATATTAAAGTTCAATAAAAAAACTAATGAGGAAGAAAGGAAAGAAAAAGAATCTCAAAAGAGAACTAAAAGAGAAGAAGGTCTAGAAGGATTTAGGAAGGGAATTTCTGCAGTTTCTGGTGCTGCAAAGAAAATGCTTGCACCATTTCAGAGTATTATAGATCGTATTTGGAGATTTATATTCTTTACTTTATTAGGTAGAGCATTCACTCAACTAATGGATTGGTTGGGCGATCCAAAAAATAAGAGAAAGATAGAAGTTCTTGGAAGATTCTTAAAGGATTGGTGGCCTTCTTTAGCATTTGCTGCTGGGTTATTCTTAACTCCTTTTGGTGGATTTATTCGTAAAACTATAACATTATTGAGGGGATTTATTCCTCAGATGCTTAAAATTATTCCTCAACTAACCAGGTTTGCCATAGCAAACCCGGGAACAATACCAATTGTTGCGGCGACTATTGGTGGAGTGGCAAAGATAAAAGAATCCGAAAGGATGAAGCCACTGACTCAAGAATCTCAAAAAGAAATAGATAAAACTTTGAAAAGTAAAGATGCTCCTTGGTATCAAAAACTTGGAGCATCTTTTGCGGGACAAAGTTTAAATGCTCCAGGTGGACCAGTGAATCCGATCGGATTGCAATCTCCTGGAGCAGGATTTGCTTCTGGAGGATTGGTTCCAAGATTTACTATGGGTGGAATGAATCTTGGAACTGGATATGGTGGTATTGATAATAATACTGGCGAAAGAGTAAGTGGATTTGGACCTGATACTCAAGCAATTATTGCTCAACCTGGTGAGATTGTCATGAACAAAAAGACAGTTGATGCCATGGGTCCTGGATACTTCTTAGGACTTAATAGACAATACGGTGGACCTGGTGCAAATAAACCAAAGATGGGTAAGTTGTATAATACTGGAGGTATGGTTGGTAATAATAGAATGCCCTTAAAAGACTCTATAAAATATGCTCAAGAAAGATTATTATCCAAACAAGCAGAAAGAAATACTAATACTAGAAATAAGAGTATTAGGCCGTGGTGGGATAGATTAAATCCTTTTTCAAATAAAACTCCATTCAACCAATCAATGCCCAATTCTCCAATTCAAAACTATAGAATGCCGGGGTACACTTATAATAAATGGTTGGATTTAGATCGGTTTAGAACTGATCCTAATCCGGAGACATACAGACCAAATCCAAATAATCCAAAAAGTAGATTTGCTCCTTATTATCAAAGACCTGGTGTAAATAAACCTTTATTACTTCAGGGTGGAGGATTTCTTGGTGGATTGGATAATATGGGTAGAAGTGTTTTTGAAAATGTTGGTGGAACTATAGGGAGAAATAGAGGAAGAGAAACTGGAATTCCTGGTGGAGGATTTTTAGGTGAAAGACTTGGAGAAAGAGAGGGTAGAAAAAGATATGAACAATTATTGAGTCCTTTCAAGAGAATGGGTGGTGGACTAATCAAAGAAAATACAGGGATGAATATTCCTGGAGCAACTGCCGATAGACAACTTGCGGCACTTCATCCTGGAGAATATGTTCTTCCTGCAGGAACTGTTTCTAAACTTGGAGTTCCTTTTATCGATATGATGGTTGCTATGACCGACTATGATTCTACTGCAGCAAAATTGGGTAAGAAGCCAATTAATAGACCCAATATTACCCCATTATCAAGAACTGGAGTGGGTGGTATGATTACTCTCCCACCAATTACACAGTCGGCAGGAGGATCTATGGGTAATGGATCTCCAGGTGGTTCAAAAGTTCCTTCATTCTCTGCAGTATCTCCAAGTGGTGGTGGTGAAAGAGCTATGAATGCCAGTATCTACGGGATTGTTGGATAATGGCAGTTAATACTCAAAAACTATTGCCCACAGCAAAAGGATCTCCACTCGCAAAGATTAGTGCTGCGAAGATAAC